AAAGTCTGATAGAATAACTCAAGCAAATAATGAACAGTCTAGATTGATTAATCAAAGACAAAACAACTTACCACCTCAACGATTTGAATCAAATGAAGATAGTTTAGATGGTTTTGACTTGTCTGAATTTGAACCAAGATAGACGTTAAATAAACAATAATTAAATTACTAACTTTGTAAAAATTAAATTAAATCAAATGGCATTAAAAATTAAAGAAGTTACTGCTGAACAAAAATCAGCGGTAGAAGTAGAAAACGAACTACTAGAAAAACACGAAGAAAAATTA